GTGACTTCTATAAAACTGTTTAAATCTACCATTTTATTTTTTCTTTCCTAAACCGCCAGTGTTAGCCATTTGTTTTAATTCTTCTATCTGTTGTTGTGTGAGTATAAACAGGACTTCTTTGGCTTTTTGGTCGGAGATATGATACACTTGCTTTATACATTCTATATCGTCACTCTTTACAGTCTTAACCCACTTAGTAAATGGTCTTTTATTTTTTCTTACTATATTTAGTAAAAAATCATTTTGTAACTTGTTATCCAAATGATGGTGTTGATTCATTTCATTAGCATAAAAGATACAGTCACGGTGATAAGACAACGAACGGTTTGTAAGAAACGGCTTGTATTCTTTTTCAGTTAGTTCATCAACAATAAGTTGTTTGTTACCTGAAAGAATCTCTTTTACATAATCAAAGGGGCTACTCATTACTTGAACTCACAATTTGCCATGAGTTCGATCAAACAAGCCACTAGATTAATTTCACCATCAGCAACAAAAGCATTTTTGTATTGATAGTCAGCAATAATTAAAACAGCTTGTGGTATTGATTTTGGTTTCATCGTTTCATACAAGGCATCATATAGTTGCCTAAAGAAAGTATTTGAATCAATGTCATTAGCACCAACCCATTTACGAATAGCACCAAAGTCTTTTGCTTTGATATGTTTAATAATATCATCAAGTTTAGCATCACCAATCTGAGCAAGAATGCCAGTATCAATTTTACCAAATTGAGAGTATCTTTGTAGTTCATTGATTACTCTTCTGAAATCTGGAAAATGTTTTGTAATCAGATTAGCAATTACAGGTTTTTCAAACTCAACCTTTTCAGTATTCAAAACATATTCAATTCTTTGCATGAATTGTTTTGCCATATCAGCCTTTTCATTTGACTTCAATGAAAATTCTACAACGGCACAACGACTGTGTAATGGTTCAATAATACGATTCTTATAATTACAAGTAAAAATAAAAGAACAATTACCAGCAAATTCTTCAATCGCATTACGAAGAGCGGGTTGAGTTGAGTTTGGATTTAGATAGTCAGCCTCATCAATGATAATTACTTTTCTGCCACCAGCGAGTGACATTGATGAAGCATAATTTTTAATTTTGGTTCGAAAGGTATCAATACCACTTTCATCTGAACCATTAATAACTAGATAGTCACAACCAATTTCTTCACACATGGCTTTTGCAACCGTTGTTTTACCAACACCTGCGCCACCAGATAATAAAAGATTTGGTATATTAGATTGATTGACATATTCCTGAAATGGTTTTTTTAACCGTTCAGGTAATATACAGTCACTAATCTTTTTAGGACGATACTTCTCCGTCCATAATAAATGTTCCATTCACACACCTCATAATATAAGTATAAAAATTAAGCACCAAATTTAGAGCCTTGTTCAGTTGTAACCCAATATTGTAAGTCGGCATCTTTGTTTTTAAAATGTGAGATACCTTTTGATGAGATATTCACACTATAATTACCTGGTAAAATCTTTGATAGATTTTCTGTTTTGAAAATCATTTTATAAACTTTACCGTCACCGACACCAAGTTCAAGGGTGTTTGTGTGAGCAGAATCATTTGCTGTATCTAATGTAGCAAGATTAATTTTTTTACCATCAGATTCAACAGCAATTTGTGGAGAAGAAAGAACAGCAGCTGTTCTCATAATATCATCAAAGTCATCTTCTGATAATGAGATTGAGATTTCAGCATCTGGCATTGCTAATTCTTTTTCGGGAGGTGTAACAATCATTGTTGGCTCACAAAAACGATACTTTGTTTTAGAACGACCTTTGTTGCCAACAATCACAACATTCTTATCTTCAAATTCAAATGTTGGATCAGCACTCAATGAGATTACTGATAAAAAGTTGTTTAAGTCATAAACACCAAATTCGGCAGGAACTTCTTCATTAATATTTGCTTGTGCAAGAATATTTTTATGAGAAGAAACCGTCTTTAATGTTTTACCTTTCTTAAAAAAGATACCTTGGTTGATAGCACCAAAGTTCTTTAAGATTGATATGGTTTGTGTAGATAATTTCATAATGTATTTTCCTTCTTCAAGTCATGATTGTGTAACGCTATAATACCATAGTGTAACACTTTTAATAAGTCTTTGCGGTTATAACCATCTTTTTTGCCGTATCTTTGGGCATATTTCATGATATTACCTATACAAAAACCTTCACCGTGTCCGCTATCAAGAATAAATTCGGTTGCTTGAAACTTATTTTGTGAATAATGCTCATCATAAGTTTTATCAATATATGATTTTAATTCTTTAAGCAGTTTATCTTCTTTATACTTGTAATCTATCATAGTTTACCTGTATATTTTGCTACAGATGGCATATCACCAGCAAATGCGTAAGTGCCGATATGTTGATTTTTCATCCAAGGACACATCCAAATTTGACCACCAATCTTACGCCACATTTGGCAGAACATATAATCTTCTGAAAGATATCTATCTGAACCACCGCCTGTAGGACTATCTTTGGTATCAATAATAGTATCAAAATAAGCGTGAATGTATCTTGTGCCGTCAAAGTTTTTCTGGCCAATGTGGTCAGGTCTGTATTTAATTTCTGGATAAGCTTCTGCAAGTTTATCAAACACATGGCGTTTAACCATCATGTGGCCTGTTCCGATTTCTAATACTTCAATTGGTTCGGTTACTTGGAATTGTTTGGTGCCTTTTACAACATTAAACACATATTCGCCAACTAAACTTGGCAGTTCGCTTGGATCCAAATCAGGATGTTTTCTTGCCGCTTCAGCAATATTTTTCCAATTGATTGATTTTTTAGGATAAGGACCACCAATCACATCTTTGTCTAATGCTAAAAGAGCCAAGATATCTTGTGGATTAAAATGAATATCTGAATCAATAAACAATAAATGTGTATATCCAGACCTTAAAAATTCATCTACAAGATAATTTCTAGCACGAGTAATTAATGATTCGTTAAAAAGAAAAGAAAACTTTGTTTCTATTCCATATTTTGACATGACCGTTTGTAAGTCTAATGAAGCCTTAGCATAAAGGCCATAACATTGCCCACCATACATTGGTGTAGCAATAAAGAGTTTGTTCTTTTTTAGTTTTTCAACATCAATTTTGATTTCCATAATTTATCCATAGTAAAAAAAAGGAGTGACATGTTTATTTATATCACTCCTTTTTTATTTGCTACATTTTTTTAGGCAAATGCCTTCTCACCTTGTTGGCGTAGGTACTCAACACCAGCCGCAACGACTTTGCGAGATGGTGTGCCCAAACGATAGAAATTAACTTTTTTACCATTTACCTTTTTAGAGTTCATGTAAATAGCATGACCTTCTTTGCGAAGTTCATCAATTCGAGCAGCAACATTCTTGATACCGAACATTGATTGAGCTTTAGCAACTGTTAATGTATTATAGCCAGATGTTTTAGAAAGATAGCCTAGCATTTTATACTTAGCTGCTTTTGATACTTTTGTCATTAGTATGTCTCCATAATGTAATGTCGCAGTAAAAAAAACATTCTGGTGTTGCGACCTTCACCAGAATGTTATTATTATATCAAATTTAATTTAAAAGTGAGGCAAAGTTAAAAAGGATTTCCGTCCGTTTCATCTTCGTCCGTTTCAGGTTCTTCTTCAACTTCAGGTTCTTCAATATTGAGAATATCATCTACTGAAGCACCAGCATCAACTTTTGAATATAAGTCAATGAATGAGAATTTAGTTTCATCATCAAACCTGTTTAAGCAGTATGATAATGCTTTAGTTTTATCACCAAAGATACTGAATGTTTCAACAATCTGAACCAATCTTCTGGTTGAAACAACCTCATCACAACCACCTTCATTGAAAGTTTTTCTGATGGCATCTGCCCATGTTACAAGTTTGTCAGAAAAATCTTCATCAGTAAGACCTGCTTTGGCTAGTTCACCGTTGATAATTTTTTTCTCAACAGCGGCAGGTGGCCAATCTTGTTCATATGTATTTCTGAACCTTTCAAGGAATGCTTCGTTCAGAACATTTGTGAAAATATAACGGCCGTCCTCAGAACCTTTGCCTTTTGTGTTAGCAGTGGCAAAGATAGTGAAACCCGGAGATGGGGTAACCATTTCGCCTTTTTTCTTCAGCATAAATGGCTTGCCCTCTAACACACGCTGAAGACAACTTAGGTTCTGAGCGCCGTAATCAATTTCGTCA